ACTGGAGTTCAGACGTGTGCTCTTCCGATCTCTTAATTTTTTCTCCGGAGGGATATTTTGCTCAAACAAAAGCCTATCTATAACCCATTCAAGGGGAGGCATGTTTCCTTTGTTCACGTTGTTCTCCTTTCCGACGTGGCGTTTGTTTCTCATGTCTGCCTTCCTTACAAATACCTCCGTAGTTTTGTCTCACGCAGATTAAGTTCTGCCATGCCTCTCTTTGAATGGGTTATATTTCTGGAGGTGAAGAAATGCTAGAAGTAACAGGCAACGATATTTCTCTTACTCGTGGTGACACAGCACGGCTCACGGTTACGATTACAAATATTTGTGACGATGGTCTCTACGTTCCTTCGCCAGATGACGTGTTTAAATTCACCGTTAAAGAAACAGCATATGACTCGAATGCGATTTTTCAGAAGGTATCTAGTGGGAATCCGATTTTTAAGATCGACCCAATCGACACAAAAGAATTGGATTTTAGAAGATATGTATATGACATTGAGCTAGAAACAACTAACGGAGAGATCTATACAGTAGTACCATATTCTGGTTTTAGAATCACGAAAGAGGTAACTACATAATGGACAATTGTGCAGATATTATTGGTGTGGTTCGTACAACGTGTGAATTACGAGGAACAGTACAAATCGTAAAAGAGCATGATACATACAATGGCCAGTATAACGTTATACCAAAAGGAAACGCTCAAACATTATACACAATGGACAAACTCATGAAAGAAAATGTCGTTATCGAGAAGATTCCATATTACGAGGTTTCAAACGATAGCGATGGAATAACTGCTATTATAGGAGGAAACGATTAATGGCTAATCAGTTTAAAAACAAAGTAATTTACAATGGCACTGTGCTTATTGACCTGACCGCCGACACTGTTACTGCGGATAAGATTCTTGCTAAGTATACTGCGCATGACAAATCTGGCAATATTATCACTGGTACCTGCGATTATGATGCCAACACCAAAGATGCAACTGTTGGTGTTGCTGAAATTCTGAAGGGCAAGACTGCATACGCAGCAGGCAAAAAGCTTACCGGTACGATGCCCAATAATGGTGCTGTTACTCTGACCGTTGATACTGTCGATGGAGTAGTAAAGATTCCTCAGGGCTATCACGATGGCTCTGGTACTGTTGGTATTCTGAGCACTGAACAGGCAAAGCTTATTGCCGAAAATATTAAGCAGGGCATTACCATTCTTGGCGTTACTGGTACACTTGAGCCTTCTAGTGCTATCAAGGTAACCACTAAAACTGTGACTCCGAAGCCCACGAAGCAGACAATTACTGCTGGCGAAGGCTTCGACTATATGTCTGAGGTTACCGTTGAAGCAATCCCTTATGCAGAAACCGATAATCCTCAGGGCGGAGTTACTGTAACCATCGGTTAAGTCAAAATAGATTTAAGTTGAAAGGAGGAGAGAAGAGTGCCAAAAAAGCAAGACCGTCCTCCAATTACACGAGAAGCTCGTGAAAATTTGATGATGGATCTGGCCATCGACCAAGCTGAAAAGCAGCTTAGGGAGGGAACGGCCTCTTCTCAAGTCCTAGTCCACTATTTAAAACTTGCATCTACAAGAGAGAAGCGAGAAAAAGAAAAGATGGATGCCGAGATTGAGCTTCTTCGTGCAAAGAGAGACGCAGCCGCGGCGGAAGCGCGCAGCGGAGAACTTTATGAACGTGCAATTCGTGCTATGCGAAAATACCAGGGCGCGGATGACTATGAAATCGAGGAAGACGACGTTGGATTATATTAAGACTTGGACAGAGCTAATTAAGTTTCCAACAATCGAAGAACGGATCGACTATCTTCGGACATATTCTATCGTTGGGCAACCGACTTTTGGCTATGACAGATGGCTTAATCAGCGATTCTATGGATCAAAAGAATACAAATTACTTCGACGAGAAATTGTTCGCAGGCAGAAAGGAATGGATCTCGGCGTTGATGGTTATCCACTTCCAAATGTGTTCACGCTGCATCACATGAATCCAATAACAATCGAAGATATCATCAATGGAAGTCCATTTGCTTGGGACCCAGAGTATCTTGTTTGTGTATCGCTTGCTACTCATAACGCAATACATTATCAGAAAGAAAAAACGGGATTACCAAGAATGGCATCTCGAACTAAGTACGATACATGCCCATGGAGGAAATGTAAATGAGTAATAGTATTTTGGAAACGGTTAGAAGGGGATGCCAGATCGACCAGGATTGCGACGATTTCGATTTGGATTTGTTGCCTATCATCAATTCGGTGTTTTCAAAGCTGGCTCAATTAAAGGTTGGACCAGCCGATGGATTTGAAATCACCGGACCCAAAGAGACGTGGCAAGAGTTCTTGGAAGACAAGAAACTTCTTGGCTATATTAAGGAGTATGTTTCTAAAAGCAGTAGACTCAGATTTGATCCGCCTGCGTCGAGTACTATTCTAGACGCATTTAAAGAAGAGATTAAGGAATTAGAGTGGAATATTATTTTCTATCTTGAGCATCAAAATGGATAAGGAGTAAGGTATGCTTTCCAATACAGCAACCCCGCGATACTACGGCCAGTTTCGAGACGCGGTGTTGCGAGGAGAGATACGTATCAATAAATACATCGAAATGGAAATGAATCGGATTGATGATCTGATTCGCGACCCAAAGTATTACTACGATGACAGAGCGGTAGAAGGTTATATAGCTTTCTGTGAAGATGAATTGGTGCTAACCGATGGCTCAGATTTGAAGTTATTATTCACGTTTAAATTGTGGGCCGAAGAGATTTTTTGTTGGTATTACTTCGAGGAGAAGGTTGTCTACGTCGCTGACGAAAATGGCGGCGTCCATGCTCAGAAGAGAAGGATTAAACATAGACTCACGAAGAAACAATACTTGATTGTAGCTAGAGGTGCGGCTAAGTCGTTTTATGGCAGTACAATACATGATTATTTCATGAATGTCGATCTTTCAACGACGCACCAGGTTGCTGTTGCACCAACGATGAAACAGGCGAATGAAGTCATTGCTCCAATCTGCACAGCCATTACGAGGGCAAGAGGTCCGGTCTTTCAATTTCTTACCGAAGGAAGTATTCAAAATACCACCGGCAATAAGGCCAATCGTCAAAAACTATGCTCAACAAAGAAGGGTGTTGAGAATCTTTTGACTGGTAGTTTGCTTGAAGTGCGCCCTATGCGAGTGGATAAGCTCCAGGGGTTACAGGTTAAGTGTGCTACGGTTGACGAGTGGCTTTCCGGTGTTACGAAAGAAGATCCTATTGCCGCGTTGGAACAGGGTGCTTCTAAGGTCAAGGACTACTTGATCCTCGCCATCAGTTCTGAGGGTACTGTTCGAAATGGCATTGGCGACTCCATGAAGATGGAGCTCATCGACATCCTACGTGGCGACTATAAGGCGCCGCACGTGTCTATCTGGTATTACAGACTGGATGATATCGACGAAGTAGCCGATCCAACGATGTGGATAAAAGCTCAGCCCAACATCGGTTTCACCGTAAGTTATGAGACCTATCAGCTTGACGTGGAAAGAGCAGAAAAAGTTCCAGCCGCACGAAATGACATCCTTGCCAAACGATTCGGCATCCCAAGCGAAGGGTATACCTATTATTTCCCGTATGAAGAGACATTACCTCATCCACAGCGAAATTATTGGGAAATGCCATGCGCGATGGGTGGCGACTTGTCTCGCGGAGATGACTTCTGTGCGTTTACTTTTCTATTCCCACTTTCCGATGGATCATATGGTGTAAAGGTTCGTAGCTATATTACGCTAAATACATTACATAAACTGCCTGTGGCAATGAGACTTCGATACGAGGAGTTTATTGCGGAAGGCAGTTTATTTGTTTTCGATGGCATTGTCTTAGACATGATGCAAGTTTACGACGAACTGGATAGCTTTATTCAAGAGCATGCTTATGAGGTTCGGTGCTTTGGATTCGATCCTTACAATGCAGAAACGTTTGTCGATAGATGGTGCAAAGAGAATGGATCTTTCGGCGTTGTTAAGGTCATTCAAGGAGCCCGTACTGAATCCGTTCCTCTCGGCGAACTGAAGAAGTTGTCAGAGGAACGTCTTTTGAAGTTTGATGAAAAATTAATGCAGTTTGCAATGGAGAATTGCGTTACGCTTACCGACACGAACGGTAATAGAAAGCTCATGAAACTTCGAAATGAAGATAAGATCGATAACGTGTCGGCAATGATGGATGCATGGGTTGCATACAAGGCCAATGGCGACATGTTTGATTAAAGGATGTGAGAAATCAAAATGGAAACCTATTTAGCCCACCACGGCATCTTAGGTATGAAATGGGGTATTCGGAGATACCAAACCCAAGACGGCACTCTTACCGCCGCCGGGCAGGTTAGATACGGCCGCAAGATGACCGCTAAGCGTAAAGCCGCGGCGCGAAAGGCAGCTCAAACGAAAAAGAAGGCTGCCGAGGCAAAACGAAAAGAGGAAAAACAGAGACTTGCTGAAGAGCGATCCGGTAGGCCAAGAGATGTCTCTACTATGTCAGATCAGGAGATTCGTGATTTTTTGAATAGAAGAGACCTTGAACGCCGATATCTTTCTGAAGTAACTCCTAAAACAGTAGAGAAAGGTCAAACAGCAACTCAAAAGTATCTTGCAAAATTTGGCGATAGTTTAGCAACCACAATTGCAACTGGGGCGGCAAAACGTGTTGCTAATAAGATTCTCGATGCGACACTTGGCCCAGAAAAGGGTGGCAAGAAAAAAGATAGCGACGATGATTGAGAGGTGAGAAATCAAAATGGAAACCTATTTAGCCCACCACGGCATCCCAGGTATGAAATGGGGTATTAGACGGTATCAGAATGAGGATGGGACATTAACTGAAGCTGGTAAAAAACATTATGCCGATTCTCAATCGATGTATAAAGGAGAATCAAAGAAAGCCGCAAAAAATGCAGCCAAAGTTGCTTCTGTTGGCGCCGCCAGTGGATTGATTTCAAGTGTGGCGTCCGCTACTCTGGATAGAAAAAGTGCCGACAATACATGGAAGACCGTAAAAACATACATTGATAGCAATGATGATTGGGAAAGATATAAAACAAGCTATAACAAAATGATTGATGAACCATTGCATGGTTTCGCGTCGCTTTCTGGAATCGAAACAAGAAGCGCGGCCTCGGATTATATTCGAAATAAAACTCTTAGTGAACAATTTGCAAATGTAGCAAGAGGAGCCGCGGTTGCCTCGTCGATCATTTCTGGCGTTGGGGCTGTAGCAGTTATCGGTTCTGCCGTTATTTCTGCCGGACAGCTTGCGTATGGTGCGTATTTGAAGAACCAGGCCAAAAAGGCTGCCGCCTTATCTGGCAATGAAAAGTAAAAGGTGGTGAGATGTATTGGAAACCTATTTAGCCCACCATGGCATCCTAGGAATGAAATGGGGTATTCGGAGATACCAGAACGAAGATGGGACACTCACTGAAGCTGGTAAAAAACGTGTGCATAGTCTTGAAGGCAAGAAAGAGTCTCAGAGATTGCGTTATGATAAGGCTTCGAAGAAATACTCTAGAGAAGTCGAAAAGTATGGAAGTAAAGCAGCAGATTTAAGATCTAAAGCATCTAAAATGCGTTATGATGCATCTTACGGTCTTATCGGATCAACGAAATCTCGTACGAAGAAATTAGAAAAAGCGGAGAAATTTTCTCAAAAAGCCGATAAACTTATGGCAAATGCGACCAAATATAAGGGACTAATGGACAAAGCGCAGGCTAAGATCGCAAAGTATGACCGAAAGATTTCTGAAATTGATCCAAGTAAAGTAAGTGCCGGTCATGATTATGTTGACAAACTTCTGAAGGAGCTCTAAATGCCAGAAAACAACTTTTCTTCCAGACTAAAAAATGCCTGGAATGCTTTTATGAATCGAGATCCCCCCGTTGGTCGTTATGTGACTTACGGGGGTTCTTCATACAATCCATACCGAACACGGCTTACGAGAGGCAACGAAAAGTCATTCATTGCACCTATCTTCACAAAAATTGCAATGGATTGTGCCTCGATCTCCCTTCTTCATGTGAAGGTCGATTCGGAAGGGAACTATGTCGAAACAATTGATTCCAAGTTGAATCAATGTTTGACCCTTTCAGCCAACAAAGACCAGACGCCGCGTGAATTTATCATGGATGCTGTCCTAAGCATGTTTGACGAAGGAACCGTGGCTCTTCCTCCAATCGACACGGAATCAAAGAAAACCTCGGATGGTCTCAGGTATGACATTGAGTCGATTCGTACTGCTAAAGTCATCCAATGGTATCCAGATTATGTGAAGATGCGTGCATACAACGACCGCACCGGGCAGCAGGAAGACCTCACAATGCCTAAAGCTTCCGTACCTATTATTACGAATCCTTTATATTCTGTGATGAACGAGAACAATTCTGTTGTTCAGCGGCTTATTCGGACTCTGAACCTTTCTGACACGATTGATGCTCAGAATGGTTCCGGTAAGCTCGACATGATCATCCAGCTTCCTTATCAGATTCGTACCAAATCCATGGAAGAGCGGGCGCAGATGCGTAGAGACAGCATTTCCGATCAGCTTGAGAACTCCAAGTATGGAATCGCTTACATTGATGGGACTGAGCATGTAACACAGCTTAACCGCGGCATTGAGAATAATCTCTACGAACGAGTAAAGTACCTCGTTGAGCAATTGTATTCACAGCTTGGCCTTAATGACGAAATCCTGAATGGAACGGCGTCGGATGCTACTATGCAGAACTACTATACACGCCTCATCGAGCCAATCGTTTCCTCCATTGTTGACGCAATGAAGTGGAAATATTTGACCCAAAAGGCAAGAGATGACGGAGAGACGATCATGTTCTTCCGGGATCCATTCAAACTATTGTCTCCCAGTGCTGTTGCGGATACATCTGATAAGCTGACCCGGAACGAAATTCTCAGTCCGAATGAGGTCCGTCAGATGATTGGCCGCAAGCCTGTTAAGAATGAGAAAGCAAACGAACTTCGGAATAGGAACATCAGTGTTTCTGATGACCAAGAGTTTGCTAATGCGAAGGATGAAGAACCCTCCGTTACCGAAAATACCGAAGAAAAGGAGTGAAAAATCAAAATGGCATTTAAATACGATTTCAGTGGTTATGTAACCAAGAATAATCTGCGCTGTTCCGACGGCCGTGTTATTCGCGCCGGAGCCTTTGCCGACCAGGATGGTGTGAAAGTCCCTCTTGTTTGGAACCATGACCACAGAAATATGTCCAACGTCGTAGGTCATGCTATGCTCGAAAATCGAGACGATGGCGTGTACGGCTACGGCGTGTTTAATGACACCCCGAATGGCATTAATGCCAGAGAGCTTGTAGCGCATGGTGATATTTGTGCCATGTCGATTTATGCAAATAAGCTGAAGCAGAATGGCAGTGATGTGCTGCACGGTGTTATTCGTGAAGTAAGCCTTGTCTATGCCGGTGCAAACCCTGGAGCCTATATCGACACAATTATTTCTCATGAGGATGGCGCCGACGAAGAGGCCATCATGTACTTCAATCAGCCGCTCGACCTATGCCATGGCGAAATTGTGGATAAGGAATCCTCAAAGGATAACGAGCCTGAAAAAAAGTCTGAAAAGAAACCTGATAAGGGCGAGCGTAGTATCAAAGAGATCATCGACAGCATGACCGAGGAAAAGAAGCGAGTTGCTATGTTTATTATTGGCATGGCTCTGAGCAAAAAGAGTGACGCAAAAGCCATGGCCCACGCTGATGACGATGATGACGATGATGATGACGAAGTGCCTGTTGGCGAAAATAGTAAGACCGTTAAAGATGTTTGGGATACGTTCACGGATGAGGAGAAGAACGCGGTATATGCCGTCATTGGAAGCTCCGTCCAAGAAAATGAATCGTCCGACGATGACGAAAAAGAAACCGATAAGGAGGAAAAAGTTATGAAACATAATGCCTTTGACCCCACTTCCATGGAGGATCCCATGGATGGTGTTCTGACCCATTCCGATCAGATGGAGGTCATTAAGCTGGCTAAGCAGCGCGGTTCTCTGCGCGATGCCCTTGCCGAATACGCAGAGGATACCGACCATCTCCAGCATGGCATCGAGAACATCGAAACCCTGTTCCCGGATTATAAGGATGTTAGGCCTGGTGCTCCGGAGCTGCTTACCGATGAACTGGCATGGGTTACCACTGTTATGAATGGCGTTCATAAGAGCCCTATTTCCCGTATTAGAACTCGGCAGGTTGATGCACGCGGCCGTAAGTTCAGAGGTAAGGGTTATCAGAAGGGCAACCTTAAGAAGGAAGGTGGCAACGCTAAGCTGCTTAGCCGTACCACCGATCCTTGCACCGTATACGTGAAGGACTCCATTCATCGTGATGACATCATTGATATTACCGATTTCGATGCCGTTACCTACATTTACAATATGCAGAGAATGGGTCTAAATGAGGAAATTGCCACTGCCATTCTGTTCGGCGATGGCCGTGAAGAGGGTGATGAGGATAAGATTCCCGAAGATAAGATTCGCCCCATCTGGACCGATGATGAGCTGTTCACCATCCATAAGACCGTTGACGTTGCCGGCATGAAGAATAAGCTTCAGGGTACTGATACTGCCAAGCGGTTTGGCGACAATTACGTTGAGACCGAGGCAATCATTGAGGCCAACCTGGATGCTCGTATTGACTATAAGGGCTCCGGTTCTCCCATTATGTTTGCAACCCCTCAGCTGATTAACACCATGCTGATGGCCCGTGATCTGAACGGCCGTCGTATTTATAACGGCGTCGAAGAACTGAAGAGCATCCTGAATGTCTCTGCCATTCACACTGTTGAGCAGATGAATGGTCTGACTAGAGAAACCGCCGGTGGCGAAACCATGGAAGTTCAGGCCATTATCCTGAACCTGAACGACTATTCCCTTGGCGCCACGAAGGGCGGCGAAATTACTCAGTTCAACCAGTTTGACATCGACTTCAACAAGGAAAAGTATCTGCTGGAGACTCGTTGCTCTGGCGCCCTGACCAAGGTGAAGTCCTGCGTTGTTCTGGAAAAGAAGGCCGGTTAATTCTGGCTTCGTGGTTAACATAACATAGGAGGAATAATCATGATTGAAGTGACTGAATCTTATGGCGATCAGCATGTTCGTGCGGTTGTACTGTATGGTAAGACTGCCGATCACAAGCTGTATGCCGATGAAAAGTATACGGTTAAGGTTGCCGCCGATTTTATCGAGGCTGCCTTTAAGAAGGGTATGCTGCTCGTTAGCGATGGCACCAGCATGCTGCGTCCTGTGAAGTTTGCGGCTGGTAAAGTAGTGACCGTTGATGGTACTACTTCCGTTGCCGGAACCGAGTGGGCTGCAAGCGAGGTTTAATTCAAAATGGGACGGTTTTCTGGGAAAATTGGATTTGTAGAGACGGTTGAGACAGCTCCAGGCATATTTGAGCCGGTTGTCACCGAGCGCCCATATCATGGGGATATGATTACCAGGAGAGTCCGTCTTGATGCAAATGGCGACAGTACGAATGATGATTTGACGCTTAACAATGATATTTCTGTTGTCGCCGATAAGTTTTCAAAGGAACATCTCGGATACATGCGCTATGTGATTTTGCATGGTCTTAAGTGGAAAATTACATCCGCAACAATCGAATACCCAAGAATTCGGTTAACGATTGGGGGCCTTTACAATGAATAGACGAATCGAGCTTGATAAAAAGCTTTCGGCTATTGATGGCGTTCAGGAGGCATATTATAACGCACCTACGAACGTGAAAATGAAATACCCGTGTATCCGATACTCAAGAACCGGTGAGCAGGTAAGATTCGCTTGCAACGGACGTTTCGTTGTCAGAGATCGTTATATGCTCACGGCAATTGATCGAAATCCCGAGAGTCAGATTTTTAAGGCTCTTGAGGAATTCCCGTATTATTCCTTTGACAGGATTTACACAGCAGATGGTTTATACCATTTTGTATGCACAATTTATTATTAAGGAGGTTTAATACCTATGGCTAGTAAAGCTCTTGTATGGGATGAAGTAGGCAAGAAGTATTATGAGACTGGTGTCGACCATGGCGTACTGTATCCCTATGCCGATAATGCGCCCGGTGAAGGTGTAGCCTGGAGTGGCTTGTCCGGCGTTGATGAGTCCCCCGAAGGTGCTGAAGCAACTTCTATTTATGCCGATAATATGAAGTTCCTGATTATGCGTTCCGCTGAGGATTATAAGGGTACTATTAAGGCCTATATGTATCCGACCGAGTGGGAAGCTTGCGATGGCTCTGTAGCCCCGACTGGTACCGCCGGCCTTAGCATTGGTCAGCAGACCCGTAAGACTTTTGGTCTTGCATTCCGTACCCGTGTTGGCAACGACCAGGAGTTTGAGGATCACGGCTATAAGCTTCATTTGGTTTATGGTGCAACTGCGTCTCCTTCCGAGCGTAGCTACGAAACCATCAACGATTCTCCTGATGCCATGGAGCTGAGCTGGGAATTCGAAACTATTCCCGTCAGTGTTCCTGGTTATAAGCCCTTCGCTCATATGGAAATCGATTCCACCAAGCTGAAGACCGAACAGGAGAAGACTTGTCTGGCAAATCTGGAGAAGATTCTCTATGGTTCCGACGAAGCCGCCGCACGCCTTCCTCTGCCCTCTGAGATCATGACCATCATGACTCCCGCCGGAGGCTAATAAATCACATTATCCCCCGCCGGTCTTAAATGGCTGGTGGGGGCTTTTAAATTTGAAAGGAGAAAATTCAAAATGCTGAAAGAAACTATTACTTATACCGATTTCGACGGGAACCCCAGAACCGAAGATCTGTATTTTCATCTGTCTCCCGCAGAAATGACTCAGTTGCAGTTTTCTGTTCCTGGTGGCTTGAAGAATAGTCTGGAAGATGCAATCAAGAGACAGGACGGTCCTGCTATGATGGACTTCTTTGTGAAGATTGTGAAGATGAGCTATGGTATTAAGTCTGCCGACGGACGTAAGTTTGAGAAGTCCGAAGCAATTTATAATGACTTTGCTCAGACCAATGCCTACGTCGAGTTCTTTATGCGACTCGTTACTGAGCAGGATTTCGCAAAGAAATTCACTGATCGAGTACTCCCCGATATGAATAAGTATATGAAGCCCGACTCTACCAATTCTTCCGCAGCAGTTGCTTCTATGCCTGCGACGTAAATGCTATACTTATCGGTTTCATCCGGTGAATTATTCGATGAAGCAACATACTCGTTTATTCAAATAAAGCCGACTGTAATCCAACTTGAACATTCTCTTCTGTCTATATCAAAATGGGAAAGCAAATGGAAGAAACCATTTATGGGCACCAAATTGACCGGGGAAGAATATATGGATTACGTTCGCTGTATGACAATAAACAAAAATGTTGATCCCAATATCTACTACAAGTTGACTGCCGCCGATTATAAGACAATAGATGAATACATCCATGATCCAATGACGGCAACAACATTTCATAGTCAACGTCAAAGCAAACCTGCTTCAAGACAGACCATAACATCAGAGCTTGTCTATTATTGGATGGTTACTGCGCAGATCCCATTTGAAGCAGAGCGTTGGCATTTCAACCGCCTTATGACATTAATTCGTGTGTATGAAGTAAAGAACGACTCTTCCAAGATGTCAAAGAAGGATACTTTCAAAAGCAATCGAGCAATTAACGAGGCGAGAAAAGCAAAACATCATAGTAGAGGTTGATCTAATTATATGGGCATTCGTATTACTTCGAAAGGTAAATTTAGGAAAACCCACCGTTTTCTTAAAAAAGCCTCCGATAGAAAGATTTTCAACAATCTGGTTCGATATGCCCAAAAGGGCGTTGAGGCTCTTGCCGCAGCAACTCCTGTCGAATCCGGAATGACTGCTGTATCCTGGCGATACGAAGTCGCGTATTCCGATGGGGCTGCTAAAATTAATTGGATTAACGATAATATTAATGATGGTCAGGTCATAGCTCTTCTTATTCAGTATGGGCATGGCACTGGAACTGGAGGCTGGGTAGAAGGGCGAGATTATATCAACCCCGCTATCCAGCCAATTTTCGATGAAATTAGAGACGATGTCTGGAAAGAGGTGACTGGCTGATGGCGAATGAAGTTGACAACAGAGTTGTGCAACTTGAGATGGATAATGGTTCTTTTGAAAAGGGAGCAAATCAATCCATCAAGACATTGGACAAGCTCGATAAAGCGCTTGAGTTTAAAAATGGCAAACGGTCATTCTCGGAAGTCGAGGAAGCAGCTGCTAAATGTGATTTTAAAACGTTGCTCACGGCCGGAGATGCTGTTGTTGCAAAATTTTCGGCTATTGGTGTTGCAGGGATTACCGCAATCCAAAATATTACAAACAGGGCCGTTGATGCCGGAATTAAGATTGCGAAAAGTTTGTCAATCGACCAGGTCACTACCGGATTTTCAAAATACGAACAAAAAACCGCAAACGTTCAGACGTTGATTAACTCCACCGGTAAATCCATCGATGAAGTTAATGAATATTTGGACCGATTGATGTGGTTCTCCGACGAAACTTCTTATGGTTTCACGGATATGACCCAGGCGCTTTCCACCATGGTTAGTGCTGGTGGTGATATTGATAAGCTAGTTCCTATGATTGAAGGTATGGCAAATGCCACTGCTTTTGCTGGTAAGGGCGCGGCCGAATTCAATCGTGTTATTTATAATTTGAACCAGTCGTATAGTCAGGGTTTCTTGAGTTATATGGACTGGAAGTCCGTTCAGATGGCAGGTGCTAGTTCAAAGCAACTTGTCGATCAGTTGATCCGTGCTGGTGAAGAAGTCGGTACGATTAAAAAGGGGCAAGTAACAGTTGACAACTTCACAAGCACTCTTAGTAAAAAGTGGGCTAATCGTGAAGTCATGGAGAAGGCATTTGGGTATTTCGATGAGATGACTCAAAAGGCCTATGAAATGATCGGAACGGTCGATGAATCTGGCAATGTGATTGATACAGCATCTCAGGCATATGAGATTCTGAGCAGACAGTATGATGGTGTTTCTATTAACGCGGCAAAGGCTGCTCAGGAAGCAAAGTCATTCACAGAAGCAATCGATTCAACCAAGGATGCCGTTAGTTCTGGTTGGATGCGGACTTTTGAGATCATTATTGGTAACTATGAGCAAGCGAAAACCTTGTGGACAGATGTCGCTAATGGTCTTTGGGACATTTTCGCTGGTGGGTTTGAGGAACGAAATAATCTATTACAAGAAGTATTTCAAACAAATCCCATAGAAGATTATGCAAAAAGCCTTGAAGAAGCCGGAATCAAATACGACGATTTCAAAGCCAAAGCAAAGGCTGCATATCGTGAAGGCACAAATGCAAGTGATCGAATGAGCGACAAGGACTTTGAGGCGATGACCGCTGGCGCAACAAGCTTCAATGATCTTCTGAAACAGTCCTGGATGAATTCTTCGATTCTTGAGAAGACTCTTGGTAATTTTGGTCCTAATATTTCCGACGCATCAAATGGAACTAAGAAATTTTCCGGAAGTATCAAAGACTTACTTAAAGAAGTAAACTCTGGTAAGTATGGCTACGGCATCAAAGAGCAGCAGAAGAACTTAATTGCCGCTGGATTTGATGGAAGTGCACTTGGCGATAGATGGCTCAATAAGATGTATAACGCTGTTGGCAGCGGCGATAAAGAAGCCATTGAATCAATCAACGAAATGATGTTCGCGATTGACGATACAAGCCTTTCGATTGAGGAGCAGGTTAAGCTTTATGATGAATTGAAGTCTGGGGCAAAGGATTTCGATAACTCTTATTATGCTCAAAATAGTGGTCGTACTATTGCACTTGATGGCATGAAGAATGTCCTTTCAGCGATTGGTGATCGTCTTGGAGCTATTGGTAAAGCTTGGGATAAAGTATTTCCAAAAAAGACTGCCGATCAGATAAAACAATACGTCATTGCTTTTCATCAATTTACCGAGTCACTCAAAATGGGTGCTCATCAGGGCGTTGTTATTGAAGAAGTTGCGACAAGAGTTTTTACGACATTGTCGAAAGTGCTTAGCATCATTGGTGGAATTGGACGCGTCGGTGTTTCTGCAACTAAACTACTTGGTCGGTTTACAAATTGGGTACTTAATCTTGAGTCTGTTCAAAATGTGCTTAATAAAATCAAGGAATTCTTTGGATTTGTTGAGGGCAGTGTAAATGGTGGACTTGATACTTTTGCTCAAACACTTGCGAATATCGCCAACTATCTTGATAGTTTAAGTGATGCTGATTTCGATAAACTACCCGATAACATTAAGAAACTTGCTAAATATTTTGCTCCACTCACGAGAGCCTGGAACAAGTTAAAAGCCGTTTCTGCTCCGGTGATCGCATCGTTAACGTCATTCTTCACAAGTGTTGGAACGTGGCTTTATACAAATTTAATCATTCCATTTGCTAATTTTATCTATGATGTTATTAATAGCGAGAATCCGATAGAGACATTAATTGCTGGATTTAAAAGCTTCGGAAAAAACGCGTATGAAAGCATTAAGAAACTATGGGATTTGATCCGTACTGGAAATATTGGTGCTATTTTCGATGGCATTTCCAAGGCGTTCCCCGGATTAAAGGGAATTATCGATAGTATCAGCGAAGCTTTTGAGAAACTTACTACAAATGCCGATGGTACAAAGAAATCCCTTGACTTTAGCAAGGTAATCTCTGTACTTACTTTTGCGGGCTTGTTCACTGCGCTTGCTAAGCTTGCGGAGGGTTTGAACAGTCTTAAAAAGGCAGCAGATGCTATTACTACAACTTTCTCAAGTATAAGGGGACTACTTGCCAGAAAATTCGGTAATAGTTTCGCAAATAATATCAAAGCAATTACGACTGCAATTGCTACACTCGCGGTTGCATTGGTTGTGTTGACAAGAATCGATCAAGGAAAACTTTGGAGCGCTGCTGGAGTAATCGCCGCACTCATGGTCATCATGGCCTATCTTTCCTATAAAATGGCGCTTGTTGCCAAGGCATTTTCCAAGAAAGATTTCAAGCAGATGAATGGTTTTGTAAAACCAATGCTTGGAATGGCCGTTAGTTTACTCATTGTTGCCAAAGCAGTTCAGAAGCTAAATACCGCATTCCAAGGTATTGAAGGTTTTGATCAAACAATGACTCGCGTGATTGCCATACTTGCTTTGGTCGGAGGGCTGGGGTTAGAAATCGTAGGCTTTGCAGCACTCATGTCTATGCTGAAGGGAAAAGTCGAAGCTTCGGTATTTGTCATGCTTGCGATTGCTGCTGCCATTTGGATCATGGCAAGAGCAGTTAATTCCATACAAAACTTACAACTATCCGAGGATGCTGCGCAGGTAATTCTTTGGACGTTGGCAACAGTATTCCTTCTTGCATTGGCCATCGCAAAATTAAGCAATTCTCCAATTCAAAGCACAAGTAAGTTATCGCCTTTGGCGAATACATTCGTTACGATAGCGGCTTTAGCTGTTGGAATGTATTTTGCTTTGAAATCGATCGAGAAACTTAAAGAACTCAGCATGGAAGATATTATGGCTCAGTTGTGGAAAGCCGTTCCAGTGCTTGGTGTTGTTGTGATTGTTGCTTTGGCGCTTAACTTTGCAGCTAAAAAACTACAGCCGCTGTCTAGAACACTTGCCGGTTTTGGCATTGCAATTCTAGCTGTCATCGGTGCAATATATCTTCTCACGCTTCTTGTCGGTAAGTTAAATGAGATGCAGTCAGCCGGCGGAGATATAGGTTCGGCGGCAATTACTTTAGCATTTATCATAACAATGGTTGCATTGTTGGGTAAGGTAACAAGTGATGCCTTAAACAAAGCCAAAGACCCTGGAAAGGGCTTAGTAAAACTCGCTGCATCTTTGCTTGTGTCTGTAATCGCAATCGCCGGTTTAGTCGGAGTGTTAAAACTGATCGATTTGGCGTTTGGTGATATGGACGAGGAACGGATAAAACAGATTGGTTGGATCCTGGTCGGAATCGTCATACTTGTTGGTATGCTTGCTTTAGCCATAGGAAAAGCCGGTCAGTGGGGCGAAGGCAAAGGCGTTGGCGTACTTATAGCAGCACTTGCTGGAGTCGTTGTTCTTGCGGCAGTTCTTGTCGTTCTATCGTCATTCACATGGGATCAAATCAAGCCAGCTCTTGTTGCGATTGGTGGTACTATGCTTGCCATTGGTATCATGATGTTGCTGATTGGCAAAGCCGCCGCAGCTGCAACCGACACTACTGGTCATGCTCGTGGATTGCTTGGTGCGTTCTTAGTTATTATTGCCATTGGCGCTGCATTAGCGCTTGTTGCTACTCAACCTTGGCAAGGAATCGCTGCCGCTGTCGTTGCTATAATTGTTGTAATGGCTGCGGTGGCTGGAATGTTGTGGGCTATTAGCAAGATCAAGTTCTCACTAGATTCTGTATGGAACGCATTGATTGGAATTGCTGTTCTCGCCAGTATTGTGGCCGCCATTATGCTACTCGTTCCGGCCATGGAACAATTATCTCAATTGCCGTCAAAACAATTGCTTGCGAATGTAGGTATCCTATTGCTTGCAATTCTTGGCATGGCAGTTATCGTTGGAATTCTTGCGGCTTTAATGGTCGTATTCCCGCCTCTGGCAGCGGCATTACTTGTAGCCGCTGGTGTTTTGGTCGCGGTTGGACTATTATTCGTGGCCTTTGCATTCTCAATGGCCGTTCTTGCCAATATAAACTACAGTGCTATAGCAAGTGGTTTGGCTATTTGCGCAGGACCGATGCTTGCGCTTGGTGAAGCTGGAGTCATTCTTATCCTTGGTGCGGTCGGTATCGCCTTATGTGCGGCTGCAATTTTCCTGCTTGGCCTTGCTGGTACATATTCGGCAAATGGAATTGTCGCGCTTAGCATTGCCATTGAGTATCTGCTCGGCATTCTTTCTGCTGTTGGTAACGCATTTCAAAATAGCAATGGAAACATATTCGCTGCTTTGGCAAACCTCAGAACCGAGATGGAAAATAGTGCTACGAGTGTTGCCGGCAATGCCGATGTCATGAAAAAGTCGCTGCTAAATATTGTTGGTGGTGATATTTTCGATGGAGAAGGCTTTGCTGAAAACATCGGAAACGCCTATGGCGATGTCAGTTCTGTGATTGAAGAGCATGGCGGAGAAGTTACAGATGCAACGGTCGGCAACATTACTTCTGCTGGAGATGCCGCTACGGAAGAGGCTACCAAACAGGGCGAGAGAACTGCCGAGGCTTATAATAATGGTTACCAATCCAAACTAGCCCAAATTCAGAAATTGGGAACTAACGGAGATAAGCTTAGTCTGTTTAATTATAGCCAAAACGCCGCTGAATCGGCCATCACCCCCGGCATGAGCGGTATTCCTTCGAATGTACCGGCCAGTTATGTATCTGCTCCTAAACAGGCGTCGGAAACGAAAAATACATCTATACTTGATGGACTTATTTCCGGTGGCGATGTAAATTCGTTTATAAGTAACTTTACATCGCAACTTGGAAGTGCTGACATGAGCGGTGCTGGATCGTTGCTTGGCGGTAATCTTATGGATAGCCTGTCTACTTATATTGGCGGACAAGGAACTACGGATTTCATTGCGAAGTTCCAGGATACATTTGCTGAGGGCGATTTCTCTGCGGTTACGGACAATATTACCACAGTTTTCGGAAGCGATCTAACGACTTCATTTGGAAGTGTTGAAAGCACCGACGCCGTTAAAAACGCTGCCAAAGATCTTATGGAAAATGGTGTTGATTCGGCAAAGAAAGTCGATGCAAACCCTGCCGGAAAGTCGTTCTGCTCTGGCATTGTGCAAGGCATAAACGATTCTGCGAGCACGGTTATAGAAGCCGCAAGGAAACTTGGTGAACAGGCTAAACAGGCTTTCGACGACGCGTTTGGTAATGGCGTAAATCCGACTTCGGAAGACGGTGGATATAGAACTGAAAGCGAAGACGACTATGGCAATGAGGTCTTTAGCGAAGATCCTGTAACAATTCGACCTGTTCTTGACATGTCTGATATTTACAGTACGCTAGATGAGTTTGACCGTGTTTATACTCCCACAGTCAGGCCTACCCTTGATATGTCTGGAGCAGACCCTGGCTATAGTAATGTTGCGGCTGTTGCTGCGTATGATTCTAGAAACGTTGATGGATATGAAACTGAGCCCAGAACATCCGTTGCCACGGTTGCGCCGATTAGTTTTACGCAGAATAACTACTCGCCCAAGAATTTGTCCAGAGTTGATATTTATCGTCAGACGAGAAATCAGCTCGACGCATACGAAGAGATACGGAGGAAAAGATGATACGTACAGTTAAGATCACGAATTTTCGTGGTGAAACCTTGACTCTTGCACTGGATAATCCATGGGAAACCGGTCTTGCTGTTACGGCTATTAAAGGGCTCGGGCCGAATAAAGCGACCATTAACACGGTCGAAGTCGCCACAGATGATGGTGCAACTTATAATTCGGCCCGGGTTTCTTCCCGTAATATCGTGTTTTCTATTAGATTTGTTGGTGATGACATTGAGTCTTGCCGACAGAAGACGTATAAATATTTCGCACTGAAGAAACCAGTTATCATTGAAGTTATAACGGACAATCGGCACCTTCGGATTTCCGGTTATACGGAATCGAATGAGCCTGATATTTTCTCTTCGGTTGAAAGTACGTCTATTTCAATTATCTGTCCGTACCCATTCTTTTACTCCATGAATGAGACGAACACAGTTACATTCTATGGAGAAGAACCCGCTTTTGAGTTCCCATTCGAAAATGAAAGTGAAGTGCCGAATATTGAGTTTGGTATAGTATTCGCCATTACCGAGGCGAATGTTCGTTATGAAGGGGACTATGAAGTCGGAGTTATTATTACCATTCACGCCACAGGTCCGGCAAAGAATGTTTCTATACATAAACTCGATGCGAATGAAACAATTCAAATAAATACTGAACTTGAAGCCGGTGACGATATTATTATCAGCACAGTTGCAAGAGATAAGTACATTCATCGGGTTAGATCTGGCGTAACCACAAATATTCTAAACTGCGTTGGTAAGAATACAAAATGGTTTCTTCTTCAGGAAGGCGATAATGCCTTTGCATATACCGCAGAAGAAGGAATTCGTAATTTGCAGTTTAGCGTAAAAAATGACATTCTATACGAGGGGATTTAAGCATGGAGTTATACGTTCTCAATACCAATTTTGAGAAAGTCGCCATTATTGATTCATACGAATCCCTCGTATGGACAGACCGCTTCCGGGAACCGGGCGACTTTGAGTTATACTGTTTTCCGGAAGCAAAATTACTTGCAGATTGTCAGGTAGATTATTACCTTGAAAATACAGAATCTGAGCACCTCATGTTTATTGAGACTCGAAAAATTACGACGGATGTTGATGACGGCGATCGCTTTGTATTAACCGGCGAATCTCTTGAGTCTATTTTACGTCGTCGTGTTATATGGAAAGGAAAAAGCACGAGTGGCACAATTCAGGAGGTTGTTGAGGGCCTTCTGAATGATGCGATTATTGCTCCGGAAATCGAGGAGCGTAAAATTCCAAATTTTGTATTTGACCATAATACAGACCCTATCGTCGAAGGCATTTCTATTGTGAAAGAATTCAAAATAGGAGACGATCTGTATGAGATGATTAATAAGATTTGTGAAGAAAATAATGTCGGTTTTAAGATTACGCTTAGCGAAGATAAAAAATTCCATTTTATGTTATATGCAGGCGTTGATCGTAGTTATGACCAGAATGATGTGCCTTATGTTATATTTTCTTCTGAGTATGATAATGTTATAACCAGTGAATACTCCTATTCTAAGAGTGAGTATAAAAACGTTTGCCTTATATCTGCCAATGATAAAAACAACAACGAAAAAGTTAAGTTCGCAGGCGAATACGAAGGCTTGATGCGCAGAGAAATGCACATTGATGGAAGTGACGTTCCGACAAAGAATAGCATGGATCAGGATTACTCGATAAGCGATTTCGAAGCAATGCTTGTTGGTAGAGCGAGAAAAGAGCTCATATCATATGAACCGAAAGAGACTTTCGAAGGAGAAGTTGATGCGTCGTCCATCTTCGTTTATGGCGAAGATTTCTTTCTTGGCGATATTTTGCAAGTAGCAAATGCGTATGGTATGGAGGGACCGTCTCTCGTAAAAGAGATTATTTGGTCATACGACGAAAGTGGGTACTCTTGCTATCCAACGTTTGAAGCGAAGAGTAACGGTGAAGACGGCACATTATTCTACAATGGAAATCAGTACCGTGCTATAACTGGCGGCTGGGGTATTTATGACCCAAATCCGGAGGGAAAGGAACCTGCAAAATACAGTCTTTCCGTTGGCACTACAATTTATATTAAATCCGAAGAGAGTATGGAAATTCGGAATGCTTGCGTCATGACAAATAGCATGATCGACATGACACCTTATAGCAAAGTTAGATTCGATATAGTTGGCTTCGGTAAAGTGTGGGTCGCCGGGGAAGATAAATCTAAGAGACTAGCCACTGCGTATGTAAGAATGTCATCAAATAGCGTTGTTGAGCTTGACGTTTCTAACATTAACCAAAAATGTCATATTATGTTTACTTCTGGCGGTATACCGACATATGTTGAAGTTTACAAAATTTCCTTAATCAAATAAATGGAGGACGTATGAGTTTTACATATGGGTTTTACAATAGCGTCAATCATGATCGAAGATATGATGCTAGGCAGATATCTTCCATGTTTGATGGCCTCATTACTGATGGGGTGTATCGTAATTATGGAAAATGTTTTTCGATTACGATTGTTGCAGGCTTGCAGGTGAGTATTGGCGAAGGCCGTGCGTGGTTCAATACGACATGGTCTTATAATGATAGCGAGCTAATTATTGATCTGCCCGCCGCAAATCAGGTGTACAACCGAATAGATGCGATCGTTATTCGTGTAGATAAGACCAATCGAACTAATGAATTGACATATAAATCCGGAACCCCCGGCTCCGAAGCAGCAAAGCCAGAGTTATCATCTGGTACGGATGATGTGTTTGAGTACCCACTTGCTTACATCACCGTTCCCGCCAAGGCGACTCAGCTTGCTGCCGAAAATATTGAACTTGCGATTGGTACCGCTGCTTGCCCATTTGTGACTGGTATTCTTGAGAGTGTTACTATTGATACACTTATGCGGCAATGGAAAAAAGAATACGATGATCTCATTTTCGACCTTAAAAATAGAATTGATCAGGTTGCGTCAGAGCAGTTGGTTGATGGCTCTATCACATACGAAAAGCTTGCGTCTACTGCAGTTCGTTTGAGATTTCAAAATGTTGCAGTCGAGACAAGTTACGTAGTAGAGAATAGTACCTATGCTGAATATGGGTATCCGTATCGAGCAGAAGTTCCGCTTCTCAATGCGACTTCCACCATGCGACCTGATATTTCTTACACCCCGGCTCAGATTGAGAGCATGGACTTGACTGGCCCGGTCGAGACCTATGATGGAGGCGTTTATATATATCTTGCAGAGGCTCCGACTGATGCGTTTATTATCCCGGTAATCGATTTGTGGAGGTAGGATTCAATTATGTTGGGAAAGACGAATGCCACCCGCGCAATGAATCCAATTCGAAATGTAACGGTGATTGGTGGTAGAATAAAACCAGAAAACCCACTTAAAAGAACGGTTTGGGTAGATACCGACATCCCCATTAACGACTATTTAATTTCCGCCATGCCTACCGATATTGCGGATAAGATTGAAGGTTTTCTTCTTATTTCGTCAGATGGTGATAGTTTTATGAATGTTGATCTTGGGAAATACCGTTCAATCGAGATGACATTTGGACGTTCATTCATATATCATGAATCGAATTGGATTCAGATTCCGGCATGGTACTATGATGACGGAAAATGGACAGAATTTTCAAAGATTTCAAAAGTATTACTAAACATTACTGACACTACTATTGATAAAACAATATTCGGTCCAGTTAAAAACACTACTTTTGCGAGTCATAAAGTCGGTACGGAATATGGTATTAAGGCGACTAATTCTAGTAAAACGGTCGATTCAATTGTCCAATTTAAAGAACCAATCGACTTTAATATGTATAGAACTTTGCGTGTGAAGTTATTGCACAGTGGTACATCCAAAGCATTTACCTTTGGTATATCGTCTACACTATCTGAAACTGCCGTATCTAGCACGGACGTATTTGACTTGGCAAAGTTGGATTCTGCTGTCGATCCTGGCGGAAGCGGGGAATTCGACATAGATGTAGCATCATTGACTACCTCTGGGTACGTTGGCTTTGCAACTGGTAAAAATACATACAAAACACTACAGGTAGTAAGCGCTAACGCTTAATTGGGGGTGAGCATATGCAAGGATTGACAAACGCAGGTGTATATGGTCTTCGAGTATATTGCTCGCCAGAGACGCCAAACACAACGCACGACAATGATATTTGGATTGTGACTGATTTGACTATCAAAAAAGTTAAATTTACTGATTATAATTCGTATCGTACGAATCCGTCTCTATTCAGAGAAGTTGGCATTGCCTATATCATTCAAAAAATTAATGCTTATGCGGATTATAAGTTTTACAATAATGCGTCAATACCTTTTGATAAAAACAATAGAATGATATTTTGGCCGTATATGGTCAGCACATATCTTACGTCTGGGTTTACCAATTTAAGAGCATTTGTCATGAAAAGTGGAAAATGGATTGCCATAGCTTTACTATCATTGCCAATATATTCTAATGGGAAAAAGCAATATATTGAATCCATAGAAGCAACTGACGGTGGCACATATAAGGAAACTGGCGGTGATTTGGTATGGACGCCTTCCCGTGTTGGCGTTGGATATAATCCGCATTTGAATATAAGAATAAAGGCTCCATTTGATTTCGGTACATTTACTATATTACGTATAGAAAGTGTTATTAAAGGCACATCCGCAAACAGGACATGCTCTGTTAACATTGTGGATCCAGAATCATCGAATGTTATTGCGTCTGGGATTTTGACCATCCGCGATTCTATTGGTTCCTCACAAAGTATGATTCAAATAAGTAATGCCATCGACATGTCAGAATTTATTATCAGATTCGGCACAACTTCCGCAACGGAGGTTAAGATATCCAGTATTGTTTTCAGCTAGATGTGAGGTTGTTTTATGAAAATTTATATCGATTCAGATTTTAAATGCCATGTAGCTCAAGCCGAAGGGCTGACTGAGGTCGAAACCGAATTCTTTGATGGACTTTGTCAGGAATACATTGAAGGCTATCGGTACGTCCCAGAAGGATCTACATGGACTCGTGGTGACGGTGTTGAATTTCAGGGAGAGATGATCGCGCCATGGAAACCCTGGAGAAATCTAGACGTTGCGCAGCGTCGCTATGAAAAAGAGCAATATGTTGAAGTGACAAATCAAAATGAGGAACTGATCAATACCATCGCAGATATGGTGGAAGAAGTATACCAAAGTGACCTTGAAGTAATGCAATGATATTTATTTACAAATTGTTTTGGAGGTGATGATCTATGGCCGTGAATAAGGTCGTTTATGATGGAAAAACAATCGTTGACATGACCGATGCGACGGCAACCGCTAAGACAATTTTAGATGGGTATGGCGCTTATGGTTCTGATGGGACACTTATATTAGGGACGAGTTCTGGGGTTGGCGCAGTTTTAACAGTTACCGCTCCTGAAGACGCAACCGTAACGATCACGAATGGCAGCATATCGGAAACAAAAACTGCTACTACTGAACCAGTTGTTTTTAAAGGTTTAATAAGCGGAATTTGGACGATTGATATCACCGATGGCATTCGAAGCAACAGTAAAACCGTATTGATTACCGCTGATTATGCGGTTGAAATAACATATTATGTTGCGACAATTCATGTTAAGTATCCCGAAGACCTTGTCTGTACAATTACAAATGGAACAATAACCGCAGCGGCTCCGGATACAAGTGGTATTTGGGACTATCGTGCCGATTATCCGGGTACTTGGACTGTGAGGTTATCGAATGGTTTTTCGGAAGAGGTTACTGTTTCCGAAATTGGTGAAGAAGTTACAGTCGATAAATGGTATGTGTATAAGGATGGAAGCCAGAGAACAGATTTAACTGGCGGTTGGTTTACGGTTAAAAAGCAGTCACCGACCGTAGAGCTTCAAGAAGATCGCTTTTATGTATCAACTTCAACCACTGAAAAACAACCGGCTGGTTTAGCTAGTACAAATAATGCGATCAACCCCCTTGGATTTAAAACGCTATACGCTTCTGCGAACATGCTCAAGTCACTTAATTCAACCGTCAGTATTTTACAAACAGGGCTCCTTCCCACCAAGCCGACTGGGGCGGGTTTAAAAACCGACGGTCAGAATGGCAATGCGGTGAATTCTGTAAAAGGAGCAGGAGAGCATGTCTTATCGATAGATATAAGCAGTATCACTGGAGAATCAATTTCGATGTATCCATTTATGAATATATACTGTTGCCGAGGCGAATTCTATAAAATGTGGTTTGAGGCATAAAATCTCAAAAAATTTAATAAGGCACCTTGTTATCCTCTAGGGGATGATCGGGTGTCTTAATTTTTTAAGGAGGAATGCGGTATGTTTACCGTGTCCATAAATATTTTTAATTGGAGGAAATTTATTATGTACAAGTCCATGAAGACCCTGATCACCAAGCATTTTTACAAGACTGGTGAAGCCGCCCAGAAGAAGCTGGATGTATTCTATGCCGTGGATCGTCTTAACGACGATGAGTATACCGAGCTTACCGCTCTGGTTGAAACCGTCTATGGCGACGAGAATACCGCCGCGTAATCAAAATGATGTTCCTTGATAGTAAACTTCTTGATGATAAGAAGTTTGAATTAGAACTTGAAAAGGAACGATCGAAAGCAACTGTCCGAGAGCGAAAAGAACAACTTGCTAAAGAAAAAAGTAAATATCGTAAGAATAGTAAGAAGCCGACCACCAGTAAGCTATTATTGGTAGCGGCTTTTGTTATTTCTTTGGAAATACTTATATTCTGCGAAGTCGCTTATTTCTTTAACCCAGATCCGATGATACTGACAACGCTTATCGGTGTTCCGGTTACGGTCGTTCCAATCGCTCTCGGCTATTTGCGTAAATCAACGGCCGAAAACACTGCAAATGGCATAGTTTATGAAATGGCCATGGCTGAAAAAGATTCAGTCGCTGGGATTGGCGACTAGAAAGGAATTATTTATGAATTTGCTTACGAGTATCAATAACGTTCTTATGTTCCTGAATAACCATTGGTCTGAGATTACGATCTGTGTCGCATTGGTTATTCTGCTAGCTAAAAAGATTAAAGAGTTTATGGCTCAGAGTGATGAGGATAAAATTCAAAATGCCTTGAAACAGGCAAAGGAAATTATTCTCGATAGCGTAACTAGAGCAGAAGTTGATTATTCCGAATGGAAGAAATCCGGAGCGATTAAACGTGCTCAGGTTCTTGACGAAATTTTTGAAAAGTATCCGATTCTCGCCAAAGTTACAGATCAGGAAACTCTCATCAAGATCCTTGACGGGTATATTGATGAGGCATTGGATACCTTGCGTGAAATTATCGATAAGAATTTTCAGGATGAAGACAAAACCGTTCCAGATGGTGATGGCGCATGAACGTTTATCAATTGCAACTACTGCTGCTTTATCTCGAGTATGATCCTGGTAAGGTTGATGGCGTAATTGGTACAAATACGCGTGCCGCAATTCGTGAATTTCAGACGAATGCTGGGATTCCTGTTGATGGAATTCCCGGGCCGACTACATATGCGGCGATTAAGAAAGCAGTTTACAAAAATGAATTTAGGTCAAAGTATGTCAAAACGACATCTAGTGCCACAAAAACATTTACTCCAAGAATGTCCAGACCAGAGGCAGGAAATCCGTATTACAACACCCGGGCAAAGGGAGGATATTCTGACGCCATCACTGGAAACCCTCAGGACGTCGGATGTAATGTTCTGTGTAATTGTGTTGGGTATGCATACGGCCGCTTTAATGAGATTGCCGGCGTAAAGTCATGTAAGTATCTCAGACCTGTAAACGCCGAGAATTTCATCCAAAACCGCGGAAGTCTTTCCTATGGACAAGAGCCTAAGGTCGGCGGATGTATGGTATGGCAAAAAGGCGCAACGCTATATGGTTCAGACGGGGCCGGCCATGTCGCAATCGTGGAAAAAATCAATTCCGACGGGTCAATTATTACCAGCGAATCTGGTTGGGGTGGGCCTGTTTTCGTTACCAAGACCCGCAGTAGAGGCGACGGAAACTGGGGTGCAAATAGTCCTTATAAGTATCTTGGATGTATTTATCAGCCTTGATATAGCATTGTAAAAATTCAAAATGGGTTTTTCATGAAAGGAGAATGCACAAATGGACAATTATTTTCAGCAGTCCTCTTTTGGAAGGCGACCAGAACTACCAAGATATGACCTTTGCTTTGTAAAAGGGAAGAAGGGTGCGATGGATTTCGAAATGGGAGCCAATAGCAGAGCACTTCTTCCAGACGCCGATGAACCAGTCGTTTGGTATGTCTGTACCGACGAACTTGGACGTAAATCCACATGCATTGATTACGATATGATTCCGAGAAAGCATGAACCGGAACCTACCACACAAGAACTTAAGGAAACTATTGCTCAGTTAACCGCTAAAATTACGAATCTGGAGGTGCAGTTAGGTGTCGAATCCACTGATGCAAAACAGTCCTAATCAAGGAGCTTGGCTTGGAGGCAATGCCCAGCAGCCTCCGATCGTAAGCCAGGATCTTAAGAAATTGTACGCAATGTACCAAATGTCTAATGATCCAAAATCTTTTATGCAGCAAGTAATGTCTGCCAATCCGACGTTGGAAGCAATGTCGCATGGCAACGGGAAAGAAATGTCTGAAACGTCCAAAATGTCGGAAGAAACGGCACGTGAGTGGGTTTCAAAGATGGAGAATACCGACGGTACTACCGGGGCTCATTGGACCATTGATGCGACAACGGCTGTTCGGGATAAGCTTGGTTTGAAGCATATTTGCAAATATGAGTTTTGGGCCATCATGAATTCTCTATATTCTGACTACGGAAAGACTCTGGCCAAGACAAATGCAACTCCTGAGATTTATGGGGAGCTCGCTCGTGATTGGATCGAAGATGACGATGCCGTCAAGGCAAAGGCTTCTGCATATTATCGATATGTAGTGGCTCACGACTGAGAGGTACAACCATGGGCGAACAGGAACTAATCACTTTAATCGTGGCAATGTTCGCTTCCACAGGATTTTGGGCGTTTGCACGCACCGTATACGAACATATATGCGAGAAAAAGAGAGAAGCAAAGAATAAGGTTGATCCTAAGCTAATCGATGACATTCGTAAAGCGCTTCTTGGGGTCATGCACACTATGATATTTTCATTGGGTCATGAGTATTTGGCTCAAGATGAGATCACTCTTGAACAGTATGACAATTTTTTTGTATTGTACAACCCATATGAAAAGCTTGGTGGAAATGGCACAGGGAAAAGGCTAAAGGATGAGATCGTTAGGCGAAAGTTGATTGACGAACATACCCCGGACTGATACAAGATCCGTCGCCCGGTAACAATGTGAGTAAACGCAGGAGGACGTACTTCCAATAATGATATTCATACACTACTCATACATTACCGGGCGATTTATCGTTGGAAATAAACAATAAATATAGTTTTCATTCATCCGGTACGCATGACGGGGTGACTAAAATAATGCGGAATAATTTTAATATTGCCGAATATAACAGAATAACCAGAACTTTTAAGCCAATCAAATGTTGCTTGAAATTAACTCATTTGTACATTATTCCTACAGCTCATTTTATTTTTTCAATTTCTTCACGAAGCCAAGATATAGGCCTATCAGTATACACATTCTCTGTTATATCCGATATATAATGTCCAACGAGGCGTTTCAAAGCGTACTCATTAACGTTTGCTTTTTTCGCCATTGTTACAAACTGCTTTCTACAATCATGGGCCGTATGTGCATTGGGACACTTGGCCAATGTAATTGTTTGCTTGAAAACCTCTCTATATGTATCGTAATTCAAATGCGTCTTACGTTTTTGGGGCGAACTAGGAAATAGCCATTCGCTGTCGGCAGAACCATTCCAGAATTCGTAAAAGATGTTTCGTATTCTGGAATGAATCGGGACGATACGGTTTTTCCCCGCCTCTGTTTTTGATCCGCCTTTTATAGTCATCGTTTCCAAGTCAACATCTGAACGCTTTATATTTAGCATTTCAGAAGGACGCCACCCCATATAGCATTGAAATACTATCATTTTGGCATATCTATTTGTTTTTGCTGTCTCCCAGAGCAAAGCCATTTCTTCGTCAGTAAACGATACATGGTGCTTTTCTACATAATTGTTTTCCATTGGTGTTTCTTTTGAATAATTTCTTGTCATCAGATCTTTTGAAATAGCATAATCACATAACTGATTCGTTGTGTTTCTAATTTTATTTAACGTGCTTGGTGTTGCAATCACTCTTTCGGAATCAATGGTTTTATATGGATTTTTGAATAATTCACGAATATGGCGAAATCTGATTGTCTGTACTTCTATCTTATGTATTTGTTCGCAATAGCTCCATGCATGTATGATATTTTTTAAACTTCTAGGATTTTGCACGACATGCTCACTTATCCACTGCTTGAACAGTTCATCCATAGTAGTAGAACTTGCCAAATCAAATGGATCCCTGTTATATTCTGTAAGTGCCGCATACGCGTCATTATATGTTGGAAAATATGCTTTTGGCTTAAGGAGCTTGCAGATTGGCCTTCCAGCATCATCTTTCCCCACGGTGACCATAACTCTGTATGGATTTGTTAGATTCCTTCCTGATATTTTTGTAATCTGACCAAATCCATTGGGCAATCGTCTATGACCCCGTGGCTTCTTTCTCGGTTTGGAATTACATTTTTCTTCCATTAATGGGTATCCGCAATTCGGGCAAGTGTATGCTTTTTCACTTACTAAATGTTCACATTCTGGACATGTTTTTAACATAGAATAGCCGACCTCCTATTAAAAGTTCGAAAAATAATCGTAGAAACATTTTACATAAGTCTCGCATTTTTTTCAATTGTTATAATGAACAAATATTATAGGAGGAGTTTATTTATGACTTATAAACAAATTGAAGCAAGCCGAGAGATCCGGCAATGGATTGCGCTTGGAGCTACGGTCGTCATGGCGATGGCCACGCTAGATAAGAGCTATCCGAACATCGGAAACAAGGCAAAGCAATTTGGCAGAAATCTGAAAAGCAAAACCATTAATATGTTCGAAAGAAAGGAGCGTTGAAAAATGAGAGACTTTTTAAGAGGAATTGTAAACGTTGTCAAATTTATATTTGGTGCTATCGCAATCGCATTATTGATTGGCGTGGTCATCGGAATGTTAATTGGAGGCATGTGCGCATTGTAACTTAAAAGACGGAGTAATTACAACGCTCCGTCTTCTTTTTTGCCCTCGCAAAAATTACCTGTTTTATTATGAGATAGATGACTATCTTGTTAACATTATTTTTGGAGGTTATTATTATGGAAGACAACAAGACTATGATTAACGAAGAGCAGGAACTGAACGATATCGATGTTATCGATGCCGATGAGGTTTGCGAGCAGGACGATTCCGAAGTTACGGAAAGCGGTCTTGATGGACTGTCGTTCGCTCTGGGAAGTGTTGCTACCCTTCTGGTGATTAAAGGCATCAAGAAGGTTATCAACAGCGACCCGGTGCAGAACAAGATCAGTGAAGTCAAAGACAAGCTGGCCGAGCATAAGGAACGGAGGGCCGCAGCCAAGGAAGCAAAGAAGTTGAAGGTTGTGAAGTCCAAGCAGGACGTTGTTGAAGGCGAAGTTGTCGCCGATAAGAGCGACAAAGCGGTGAATGACAAGTAATCACTACTGATTGAGAAGATCTTTTACAAAGGTCTTCTCTTTTTTGTTAGTAAATTCTATGCCAATATGTTCTGTTTTTCGCTAATAATCGACAGACGTGATGTGATACAGTTATATTTGAAAGGAGGAAACTTATGGAACATATCACATTCGCTCATGGATCCGTTCCTATTTCTACCGTTGCAAAACTGTATGGAAAAGATGCTAACTGGGTGAGAAAAGGAATTATCGAAGGTTGGTTACCCATCGGCATTGCAACACGCGATGGGAGGCAGATCACAGACTTCAAGGAGCAGAACGCAAAGCACAGAATTAGCTATTATGTGTCCCCTAAACTCTTGTATGAACAAACTGGATATTTATGGAGGAATGAACAAAATGATTAATCAGCAGAAAGCCGAATTGAGCAAGAAAAACCCGTATTGGATTCCTAAGGATAAATACTATGAGATGTTGTATTTTTCTCGGCAGTACAATACCATGAGGCAGGAAAAGAAGGATATTCTGAGAACCTATCCTTCCATTAAAACGGATGAGAATGTGGTTAGTTCTGACATTTCTGATCCTGTCGTGAAATCCGCCATGCGCTTGGAAGAGCTCAATGCAAAGATGAAGTTGATTGAAGATACGGCTAAGGAGGCTGGGACTGATATCTACAAGTGGCTTCTTATTGGCGTAACGACTGATTATTCCTACAACTATTTGGCTAGGAAGCTGAATATGCCTGCCGGAAAGGATATGTACTACAACCGCTATAGAAAATATTTCTATTTGCTGTCTCAAAAGCGTTGAAAAAATAGGAGCATGATGCTATACTACCATTACATAAAAGAAGGAGGTAGTGTAAATGAAGCTTAAATCTTTCAATTGTCCAAACTGTGGCGCAAATCTAGAACCTCTTGATGACGCTCGGTTTATGTTTTGTCAATATTGCGGAACAAAAATCGTAATGGATGATATTGAGTATTATCGAGAGAATTCAAAAACACAAAGGGAGAAAATTCGTGCGGATAAAGAAGTACGAAAGGTTGAGGCACAGCATAAGGCAGAAGTAGAGAAGGAACGGGAAAAAAGGCTAAAAAGTGAATCGGAAGATAAAACGGCTTTAATCATAATCCTAGCGCTTCTAATATTCCTTGCTTTATTGTTTTTTATAGGTCCTTAATTTCTAAAAACCCGTACGCAGACGACCATTTTATGTGTTATATTTGTACCATAGCCCGCTGGGAGAAATCCTGGCGGGTTTCTTCTTCGCATTTTTTCCCGGTCATATAATGAAATCAAGAAAGGAGATTTCGATTATGGAAAATAATATTGCAGGAATGATTGATGAGGCGATCGAGGAAGCTATTAAACAGCTCAAGATCACCCCGAAAGGTTCGCCGGAGTACAATACGATGGTGGCAAACATTGCAAAGCTAAATGAACAGAGGTTAAAAGAAGCTGAGCTTGATGCAACTGCCAATTCTAAAGCGAATGATAGAGCCATGGAAGATGAGAAAATGGCTCATGAAATGGCGCTTAAGGATGAGGAAACGCGTCAGACAAAGTTGAAAGGCTACTTTGATTTGGCTAAGAGCGGTTTGTCTCTTCTTGGTACGATTGGCATGACTATTCTGGTGATCGGAGCCGAAGATATCGGTCCGATTGTCTCTAAGGCATTCTCTATTATTCCGAAGCCGAAAATCTAACTTGAGCAAACGAAAGGACTGTACGTTTCTACGTATGGTCTTTTCTTTTTTTTCGGAGGCTTTATGCGTTACCATTACGTTCCTGGTCCCATTGGCTCATCCATATATGCTTCAACGTATATTTGTGACCATCCAGTTTATGGAAAATGTACTCTATACAAGATTGGCGAAAAAGGTCTCTGTGTCATCCAGCAGCGTTATAATCCAAAGAGGAAATACACTTGGTGGGCAAATATTGACCAATGGCTTGTAGACGAGATTTACATGAATAGGAAATTCAAAACGGTATTTGAAGAGTATGCAAGAGAGCCAAAGGAAGGTTTATATCCGACAATGTCTATCAGACAACTTATGTGGAAATTACGCATGAAGCCAATGAAGAGAAAACCCTGGGAAACGGTATTCGACAAATGTCCCATCTAAAAGCGCTTGCTTTCTTTTTAATGCTATGCTACTATGTAAGTGTCCACATTTTTAAGGAGGTAAACACTATGGCTAGACAGATCATTACCTGTAACAAGTGCGGTGCGGAAATCATCCTGGAGGATTACGATGATATTCTTTGCGAAGAATGCGGCAACAATATCTGGATGGATGAACGTGGTGTCGTATATCAAGAATGTGAGGATGAATTCCACTCCGATGTCTTTGAGGATGGGATAAGATGCTCCGATGCTGAAGCGTATGAATTCTTCGGCGACCCAGATGAGGAAGATGACTATATGGACTGATATTCGCAAAAATTTCCATCCCTCTTATGAAGAACAAAAACTTTATAGGAGGTTTTATATTATGAAAGCAAAGTGGAACTTGTTCTGGGAAGACTATGCTGAGCTGTTTGCGGCCAGTAATAGATTTTGTAAAAAACATTGGTTTGGAACCATGGTATATATGATTATTACGATCGGTTACATCGTGGCGTGCATGACTGATGTATTCGAAGACATCTATTTCTGGATTAACGACAGATTGGCGAGTCTGAAAGATAAAGTAAAATCTGTTTTCACAAAAGCGAAACGCAAAACAAAGTAATTCTTCAAAGAGAGAACTCTATTACGGGTTCTCTCTTCTTTTTTGTTGTTGGAAGGAGACAATGATGAAGATCAACTTTAGAAAACTTAGTAACACAATTGCAAAAGCAGTACCACATGTCTTTACGGCAGCGGGCATATTGTGGTTTGGAATCGGAGCGGTGGCTGCCTTTAACCTGGGGGTACATACTACAGTTAACGCTAATATGACCGATGACGACGAGGCTTTAGGTAAGCAATTCATAAAGGATGTTCTTCCGGTAGCCGGGGCTTTCGCCATAGGCACCGCTTGTGTCATCATGTCGGATGCTTGTAACACCAGGATGCTCAGAGCAGCTAACAAAGCTTATACAAATGCTGTTAAGAATTATCAGGAATACAAAGCAGCTGTTGTCGGTGCTTTAGGGGCAGAGGCAAACAAGCTTGCTATGAAGAAGGCAACGGATGAGCACAAGCCTGATATTTCTGAAGATGGGCCACCTCTTCCTGTTGGAACATTCCATTTCTACGATGAGTTCTCAAGAAACGATTTTGTTGCAGAATTATCCGATGTTATTGCGGCTGAATATGAATTTAATAGACTATTCCAAGCATACGGCGTGGTGTCTATTAATCAATTCTATGATTTATTGAATGCCCCGCATATCGAACACGGAAACGAAAAACAATTCGATTGTGGAGAAATTGCCGATTGGTGCGGATATGTCTGGATCGATTTCCAAAATGTCGAACACGTCGAAGAAGACGGTAGCAAATGGTATTCCATTCATATTAATCCGTATCCAACAATCGATGGTATCATCAATTGGGACGATGTTGTTAATGACGAGAAGGTAAACAAAGTTGTAGGGGCAATTTTCAACCATTGATATTTTCTCGCATTTTTTTCAACTCTATAAATGAAGGAGGTGTGAACCTATGAAACTTTCGAAAGGAGAAATCGTTGGTATTATTGGATCTGCTATTCTTTCTGCATTAGCTGGGGCTGTGATGGATATTGCAACGCTTTATGCGAATAAGAAGGAGATTCAGGAATCTGTAAAGCGAGAACTTGAAGAAGCAAATGAGGTAAAGCCTCAGTAAGCACCGGAGACTATGTGAGAAATCATGTAGTCTCCTTTTTTGTTTTAAAGGAGGGATGCACGATGTCTAAGACGAAAAGATATTTTGAAGAGGTCCTTGACGAAATCATGTCTACCTTTAGTGGCCAGGAGCTTGTGGATAAGCTCAGAGCCACGTTCGGTTGGAATGATTATGAAATCAATGACGTGCTGATCGAATACGAAGGGAGATAAAATGAATCTGAAAATTTCCCCGAAGGGAATTATTGCCGCAACCAATGGGTTTGTTAAAGCACATGGGCATGAGATCCTTGCCGGGATCGGTATTTCTTCTTTTGTCTCGTCAATTAT